AGCAATAATTGAGTAGTTAGCTAGGTCTAGGAATGAGTCTCTCAAACTCTCGTTCTCTGGGGTTGCGCCTGAGTCAACAAGGTGATTAATTCTAGCCAACTTATCGTGCATGCGTACTCTCAAACCGTTGATAGGACCACCTGGGGCCTGCGAAATGTTTAGCGGTCCGTAGTCCTTCTGCTTCTGCAGCAACACAGACTTGGCGTGCTGGAACTTCTGCTGGACAGCTTCGGTGAAGGCGTCGTCAGCACCACGCTGGATTAGACCCACAATTTCTGGTTTTAAGCTAGCAATGTCTCCAAGGGGACGAGCATCTCCACCGTAGTGGGCCCGCAGCATGTCTGCAAGTTCTTCAGGAATGCCTCCCTGCTCTTCTGCGGCCTCGTGCATCTCTGTGTAAAGGTCTTTCATTCTTCCCATGTTATTCTCCACTCTTAATTCTAATGATGTCGACAATTTCGGCCCCGACATCGCTCGACCATTTGTAAAACAACTCCGGTAGCCTGCGGTCTAGAACGTCTGCAATCTGCTCTGCAGCCAACTTCTCTCCCTCAATCCTGCCGTCTTCAAATCCTAAAGCATAATCAAACTTGCTCACTGGATGTATTCCTTCCTCAATGCTTTTGAATCGTTTGACCGCCTTGTAATCTCACGACTAACAAGAGACAGGTCACGTTCATGGTTTGTCAGCAGCATCTCCACTAACTTACGATAAGCGTACTTTTCTTCATAATCCTTGTCAAGGTCCACTATGTCCTGGCTAACTGCAATTTCTGCCTTGACCGTAGTTACACGCTCTCCCTTGACCCCTGCACCCATGCGTTTAATTAACATGGTGTTCTCAGCAAAATCCTTCTTCTTAAGAATGGCTCGCTCCTCAAGCTGCGCCATGACCAACTGAGAGTTGATGTAATCTGTCCAAGCAGTTAGGCGAGTGAACAGCTCCCCTAAGTCCTCGGAAGTTACGGCAGTAATGTCTGCTGGCAGACGTACCTGTTCGTCGCTTGGTTTGACGAAGTGGATACCCCAGCCAGCAAATTTTTCTAATGCGCTCATTAGTCCTCCTTGTAAGGTGAGCACTGCTTGCAAGTGGCACCTGGGTTGTTGTTGCAGTCTGGGGCTACTCCTGCCTCAACTGCGTCTACTACAAACTTAGCCTTATCGAAGATGTGGCGCACCAACTCGAAGTCACGCTTAATCGAGAACTCCTTGTAAGACTGGTCAGCCTTCAACTCGTATAGGAACACAATCTCGTTGATAGGCTCGTCATTGTCGTCACGAACACCCATGCGGTCCATCAACTCTAGGTACATCTGACCCTGAAGAATGTGACCAGGGAAAGGTCGGCGTACGTTGCTCCACGCTTTCATGAAGTCACCATCGGCATCCATCATCAGGTTCGGCGCTTCGAAGCGAAGGGTGCCTGGGCCAATTGACTTAATCTCAATCAAGCAGTCGTTACCTAGGCCCTTAACCCAACCATCGGTGTGGCCCTTGATGCGCAGGGCGTCGTCGTGCAGGGTAACCTCACGGTACTCCATAGTGTCTCGTTCACAGTTTGGGCACGTAACTGTCCCTAGACCGAACAATGAGAAGTCACAAGCAAGACAAGTAAAACGCCCGTAAAGCACGTTCATCTCCTGAAAATAACGCTGCCACTTTGCGTGGATGGCGTGTCCTGTGTCAAAGATGTTCTGCAAACGTAGTGGCGGTTTTTCTGCAATCTTTGTGTGGCCCTTTAGCAGGAAGTACGAGCCACGCTTACAAAAGTCCTTCTTAATAATCTCTGAAGGGTGCAAGACCGTAGTGCTGCGGTCACCCACTGGGCGGGTTAGCAGATGGCGCTCGAGGTCGCCTAGAAGACGAGCAGGCTTAGCCTTAGCGTCTAGAAACTTTCTTAGTTCAGTTTTTGATACGGTCATTTGTTCTCCTTTTTGTCTAGCTGAAAGATGTATTCCTTCAACGTCATGGTTCCTTTATAGCTCTTTCTCCACTTTCGCACAAGGGCGTTGCGCTCTCTGTGGCTAAGCCCACCCCAGATTCCGTGTCTGATGTCCTGGTTTACAGCAGTCCATAGGCAGTTGGTGCGCACCGGGCAGATGTTAGTCTTGTTTGGTCCCCAGCAGTAGGTCTTTGCTTCATCAGCAATTTTTTTGTAAAGATTCTTGTCCCTGGGTGGGAAAAAAATGTTTACATCTACTAAAAAGTTTCCTTTGTCGTCTACACTCCAGCACGCAGCATCGGTGTACCACTCAAGGTCATCATCTTGGGGTAAAAGATTAGGCGGGGTCATTGAGCTTGTTCCAAATTTCTAGGAAGTCGGTCTCTAATAGAATTACGTAATCTTCTCCGTCTAGATGTATTCCAAATATCGGGGTGCGGCCGTCCATGATGGCCTCGTTAGTAATTTTCTTAAGTTCAACTGACTGAATGGTCTTAGATTTTTTACCGGTCCACTTGTGTTCGATTAGAAGTTCGTCGTTGCGGACATCGCCTTTGCGAGACCAGAAGGCTCCAGAAGCAGCTGTACGAGACCCACCAATTTCTTTAGCAAGTCTGCGCTCGTGTTTCTGGGACTGCTTCTGACCTTCGGACTTCATTACCGAGTAGCTTCGTTGATAACTAGCAAAGCACGCTCTAGGCCCCTGCGGACGCCGTCTACATCCTCATACTTAATTAGGGTGTGCAAAATACGACGGAGTTCGATGCGCAATTCTGCAGCGCCTTCTTCACGGAACTCTTCATTACCTGCCTCCACGTACTCTTCGTAGTCTTTTTCTATCTGAGCCATGCGCAACTTTTCATTGTTATTCATCTGTTCCTCCTACAAAACTGTCTGGTGTGGTCAAGATTTTGGTCTTGAGTTCTTCAAGCAATTCTACCTCTTCACGGATAGAGTTTACAAGGCCCTCGGAGCCCTGCCACTTGCGCTCTCCATAATAGTACCAACCACCCTTGCGGTCCACAATGCCCTTTATGATAGCCAGGGAAGCGGTCTCTTTAGCTGTGTCAAAGTCACCGGCAGCATAGATGCTGTGGGGCGAGAAGTAGAAGTCGATGTACGCTACACGCTGTGGTGGGGCGGTCTTGTTCTTGATGGTGCGAATCTTAATTCGCTGGCCTACACGGACCTTGTTGTTACCTGAACCAACCTCAATCCACTCGTCACGGCGCACCTCTGAGCGGGTGAAGAAGGCGTAATTCTTCCCTTCGCCACCAGGGGTGGTGCGAGGGTCACCATGCATTACACCGATTTTCATTCGGTACTGGTTGATGATTAATCCGAGTATTGGGCGCTCGTCCTCCACCAATGAGCGTTTCATGGCAGCACCCACTACTCGGAAAAACTTGTTGGTCAGAAGAGCACCTCGGCCGACAGTCATCTCGTCCATGTTCTTCTCCATCTCGGGAGAAGGACTTAGGGCAGGTAGAGAGTCAATAACGATAGCGTCAACTGACTTCGATTCAGCAAAAGCAATAACCGCATCATACGCTTCCTCCATAATGTTAGTTTCTACAACAATAACTCTACTAGTATCCACGCCACACATGGCAGCATACTCTGGAACCCACTGTTCGGCAGCAACCCATACGGTGGTGTGTTCTGGGTTCACCTGCTGGTTGGCAGCAATAGTTTTAAGGGCAATAGCGGTCTTGCCGTGTGACGGCTCGCCAATGAGCTCGTTCCACTGGTTAGCAGGGAACCCTCCGCCAAGACAGTAATCAAAGGTAGTAGAGCCGGTGGTAATACGACGGAGTAGGTCTGCACGAATGTTCTCGCCTACTACTACAACATTTTCTCCAAACCGCTTATTGATAGCGGCCATAATCTTTTTTGCTTCTGCATTAATCATCTGTATCGTCTTCCTTAGTAGTAGTGAGTTTCTCGGATAGAAGGAGCAGCTCGTCAACGCTGGCCTCGACTTGTCCCTGAAGGATAAGCTTGTGCACAAAGTCCTCAATAGCATGAGCAGCCTCTAGCAGCCCATCTGCTTTACCAAAACGATAACCGTCGTGGTAGTGGCGGAGAACATCTTCCATCCACTGTTCGTCTGTCCATTTACTACCATTGCTTGTCAAGGGGTTCTCCTATGTCTACTAGCGTGCACTCCGAAGCGATTACTTCAATAAACTTTTCATTTCGTGTGTAAATCGTATCTTTAACTATAGTCGGAGCTTCGTTTAAGAGCAAGCCCGGCACGAACAGGGCGTGTGTTCTCTCATGGTTAAAGGTGACAAAAAAAGTGTGACCAGGGTCTTTTAGGAACTTCCTTTTACGGTCTGAGTAGTGTAAGGTGTCGTACTGAAACTTGGGGCCTTTCCAGTTGTGCTTAACCTCAACTTCTAATTCAACCTCGTCCCCGTATGGGTCAACCGACAGCACGTCAATGCCGTACTGGTCTGGGTTTACCCAAGCCTTCCATCCAGAGGACTCTAGGTAAGCAATAAGTAAATCTTTAGCGTTGTCGTCTTCACCGTACAGTTCAGGGCTAAAGGGCTTGCCTGCCATTACCCATCAATCCTTCCGATGATTCCCTGTGGGTTCCAATTGCTAGTGGCGTCGTTGCCGGTGGCCTGTTTGGCTGCACCTTCAACGTGCGCACCAGACAACCCACCAAACCGGCTACCTGACTGCGAAATCGGGTACCCGCAGTCGTAGCATCTGAACGCAATCGTTTGCGGATTAGGCGATAGGTAATTATTCGACCCGCAGTCAGGACATGCAGTATTCTGCGAAGCGGACGGAAGCTGGCGGGTCGTCTGCGTATTAGGCTGAAACTGGGGCATCACCGGCAAAGGCTGTTGGGATGGCGGCATGGGGACGTTGTTCACCGGTCTGCCTACCTGTGGCTGTGGCTGCCCATTCTGTTGAGCGAGTTTGTTCGCCCACCAATCTGCGTTATTCATTACCTGTGCTCCTTCGGTATCTCTAATAGCCCCATGTCAATCAGCTGAGAAATAGAGCCAATTAGAGACGAGATAGAAATCTGCTCCATTGTTTTCTTGCTTTCCAACCAGATTTCTTCTGGGATTCCTTTTAGTTCTTCTTCAATGTTAAGCCTCTGAAACTCTACTGAGCCTTCTGCAATTAAGTGCGAGTGCGAGTAAAGCAACGGAATTAGGTAAGCAATTTTCTCTACCCGCTTGTCGCTTTCCTTTTCTTCTTTGTGCTGCACCTCGTCGCTGATAGCGCTGCAACCTAACAATACGCTTAATTCATGAGCGTCGTTTATCTGAGAGTCTAGAATAAAGCCACGAATACGGCTAGACATGTCGGCTAGGGTAAGCTTTGGTCTTTTCTTACGTTTAAACATTACTTAGCCTCACCCCACTTGTCGACGATGTGCACGTCAGCAATCAGGGGAACAGTAATCTGAGGTAGCTTGATTCCCTCCATAGAAACACGAATCGCCTGTGCCACTTCTTCTGCCCTGTCTTCCGGTGCGATAGTTACAAGTTCGTCGTGAACTGTAAGAATAAGATTAACATTAGGCTCGTCAGTAAAGCAAGAGTGAGCACGAACCAGCGCCAGCTTCATCAAGTCAGCAGCAGAGCCCTGAATCATAGTATTGAAAGCCTGCCGCTCCGCACGACCTAGCATGCTAAAATCTTTTGAGTTTAGTTCTGGGATGTAGCGGCGGCGGCCGAACATGGTCTCCACAAAAGGAACAGGACCTGACTGTTTAGCCTGGCGAATAACCTTAGCCTTGTACTTCTCAATAGACGAGAACTTTTCTTCAAAACGGTTTAGCAAGTCCTTTGCCTCAGCCAAAGTACACCCGATAGATGATGCAATCTTGTCAGGGCCTACGCCGTAGGAGATAGCAAGAACTAGAACCTTGCCAGCCTTACGGTCTACGCCCATGGTGTCACCAATGGTTGTGTACACGTCGCCACCAGTTCGATAGTTCTCTGTCAACACTGGGTCGCCTGAAAAAGACGCAATAACTCGTGGCTCAATCTGAGAGTAATCGGCCACAACCAGTTTGTAGCCAGGGGGTGCTACAAACATGTTGCGGACCAACTTGCCGTAATCTCCAGACGAGGGGATGTTCTGGAGGTTTGGTTCTGAAGAAGAGAAACGGCCTGTCTCTGCTCCGTGAGCCTTAAAGTTAGTGTGTACACGGCCATTGATTAGCAACGACTTCTTCTGCGTAATCTTCTCTTTGCCTTTAGTAGTGCGCTTTACAGAGCCACCCGTGTATGGGGTTACGTAAGTAGTCATAAGTTTGTTCAAGTCCTGGTACTCCAAGATTGCGTCTACCAGGTCGTCCTTACCACGGTAGTACTCTAGGGCGTCCGCAGATACTGAGAAGTGAACCTCGGTTAGTTCTGCGCCGGCCTTCTTTGCCTCAGCACCCTTAGGGGTCAGCGTGTTCTTAAACTTAGGGTTGGGAGTAATGCGGGCTTTCTTGCCATCTTCTCCAACGAACAGGAGACGCTGCTTTGCAGGGACAGAGTTGATGGCAAATGCTTTTCCTGCAGTCTTGTAGCAGCGGGCTTCTGCAGCCATCTTTCCCTTCTCAATTTCTTTAGCAAGAATCTCTAGCGCATCCTGGTCTATGTAGGCACCGGTAAGCTCCATGTCGCAAAGCGCCATCAGAACGTCGGCCTCTAGTCCCCAAACCTTCTTGAGGTTGCCGGTAATCTTAGGAGCCAGCGCTTTGTATAGTCCCCAGGTAACTTCGGCATCGATGCCAGAGTACTTTGCTACGTCGCTGAATGAGTGCAGTGCTACGTTCTCACCGACACCCTTTTCAACTTCAATGCCAAGCTCACGCTTAACACATGCAGCCAAACCAAGGTCAAACTTGTTTAGGTTGTTCACGATAAACGCAGCCATCAGAGTGTCGAAGTGTGGCTTGCTGGGCACACGACCGCCGTAGTACTTGGCTACTGACTTCAAGTCAAACTTAGCGTTGTGAGCAATCTTAAGTGCTGGGCCAAACATGATTGGCTCGATGGCGTCGAATACCTGACGTGGGGTGAGCTGCTTGGGGGCTTCGCCAAACTTGGCGGTCCACTTGCGCTCGTCTTTAGAATAGTGCGATTCAAGAATTGGCTTGCCCTCGGCTAGTCGGCGCTGACCAGTAAGAAGCAAAGGCTTGTCGTGTCCCTCAAGTTCACCGTTAGGGTGACCCATGGGGATAACGTCGGTGCGACCATCTGTCGCAAAAGAAATCCAGCACACGTCGTTAATTACTGGGTATAGACGGTCTTCGCCAATGGTCTCAGTGTCCCATGCGAACGCATCTACTTTTGAGTAGAAATCTACGAACTCTTTTAACTGTTCTGGTGTTGTGATTATGTTCATGTTTGCCCTAATGAATGTTGTAGGGGGCTGAGGAAAACCCCAGCCCCCATTGGTGAAATGACTAAGCGACTAGTGCACGAGCAACGTCAAGCAACTCTTCACGAGGGCTGATGTAAATTGCTTTGGTGTCGTACTTAGCGGCCTTGGCAGCAGCAGCGTCAAGGTCATCCGCATCCATTTCCCACTCTTCAGCAAGGTCAGTGGCACGTACACGCTCAAGGGTGTACTGGGTGTCACGGCCCATGCCTAGACGTGATACTGACCAGTAGTACTTAGTCAGTGGACCACGGCGGGGGTCTTCGCCGGCAGCCTGTAGCAGGCGTGCCATGGTAATAGGTACAGTCATAATCTGTACTTCAGGAGTTCCATCCGAGAATCCTAGGATGTTAAACGCAAAACGAGCTCGTGGCTTGTCTCCTGCGATTGTGCAGAGAGGGCAGTCGTCACCTAGACACACGAAAGACTTGCGTCCTTCACGGTCAATCCAGTGCTGCTCGTAAACCATAAATGGTTCGTCGTCAAGGAAACGAACTAGCTGTGCCTGGTCCGAGAACTTAAAGTCGGAGGCATAAGCGTTGCTCTTGTCCTTTGGCTTTAGGAATGCAGATGCTGCTTCCCATCCGGCCTGTACAGTGGTGCCATGCTTTGGCTTGGCGTCTACGCTGTCTTCAGTGAGGTACTGAGCAGCATCGATAGTTGGGTTATTAACCATGATGTTGTTTCTTTCTAATCGGCCTTATCGGCGGTTTATCGGAGAGTTGGTTAACTCTCAGTTTCTTCCTTCCAGCGGCGAACAATCGCCTCTGTGAGGTCTTCATGCTTTTTCCACTCTACACGAGCAGAGCCTAAAAGTCTACGACGTGCAAACTCTTCGACAGCAATCTCAATGAGCTTTCGTGTGTAAACACGATTGCCTAGTACCTTTTTACCATTCAAAGTTTTAGAACGCAAGCGGTACGGAGCATTAGGGATGTATCCCTTCTTCTCCCACAGCCTGATAGTGACAATCTCTTTTTCTAGTGCCAGTGATAGCGCACTAATGGTAAACAACTCTGTCTCTACCCCTTTAAGAGTCTTAACAATCGGGTCTGCGTCCCAACCATTTGACTCTCCCATTGCTTTCTTTTTGCGTTTTACAGCAAGCTCTGATGGTTCACGGCGTGGCTGTTTAGACCCAGGTACACGGTCTAGTCCCTCAAATGATTTGAGGATTTCAGCTTCGCCACGAATGGTCATTCTAGCTCTTCAAAGTCCTTAGCGCCCACACTACAGTGCTCGGGAACATGTCGTCTAGCTGCTCTTCGGTAATCTTACCTTCGTAAAAAGCAGCCATCAACTTGTCCTCGTCTAGAACAGGGGTCATCACAAAGATTTCGTCCTTAAGTCCGAGCTCAGAAAGAATCTCGTCTGCCTTAGGCTCGTTCAACTTACGAGTAACACGGCGCTGCTTTTCCAAACGCACAACGCCGTCAATGTCAGCGCCAAGCTCTAGCTGGACGTTGCCCTTGTCATCTTCGTAACCGTCTTCGTCTAGGTGAGCAAATAGTCTGTCACGTAGTTCTTTAGAGCGGGTTTCCATCTGGTCGATGTTTTTCTTTACGTAAAGGTATTCCTTTACCTGACCTGCTACGTCGTCAGGGGTGACGAAAGTGCGGGTTTCTTCTTCAATGCGTTTTGCCATTAGGCCCTCCTAATTAGGTTTACTTAAGAAGTTTATCAAACTTCCTACAGTTAAGTCAACCCCACCTTTTTCGTTAATCCCAGTACCATCTAGGATAGCTCCGGCAACGTTGCTTTTCTGTTTCAACATATCGTACTGGCGTTGCTCAATTGAGTCAAGTACCAGCATGTCTTGGATTGTGATGCTTGGCCAGGTGCTGGAAGCCCTGTTGATTCTTCCGTTACGTTGCACGGCAAGGCCGGCACTCCACGGCTGGTCGTAGTTTACAAGCAGGTTGGCTTGAGGCAAGTCAACGCCGTAACCACCAGCGTCACTGCTAACAAGTACACGGCAAGTTGGGCTAGTTTGAAAAGTGACTTTAGCTTCTTCTTTTTGCTTTGCGTTCATTTCGCCTGTATACCCAACCGCCATGTACCCAGCGTTCTCCAAGTTAGCAACAATGTCCCATACTGAAGTAACGTAACTAGAGAATACCACGGCCTTGTAAGTTTGGTCGATGTCAAGATGGTCTTTTAAGTAATCTACTAGGGCGTCACGTTTTGGCGCTTTCGTGAGCTCGTGAACTTTTTCCGATAAGGAGTGGATGTAGGCGCTGCCCTTGCCGTTGTGAGCCTCGAAATTGCTTACGCTTTCTACCAAAGTGCTAAACCCAGAGCACAGCATTCGCATCGCACCAATTCTTGACATGATTTGCCCCCGCAGTTCGTTAGCCGGGTCACCTGGGTCGTACTGTTGCCCGTAGTGTGAGGCCACGTTAAACGATGAGCCAAACATATCACTAGCCTCTGACAAGACATCTTTAAGGTCTTCAACAATTAGGTTGTAAAGTTTTTGAGACTTGCTATCCAGTTTGACTAATACCGGTTCACGGTAAATTGCGTCTGGAAGGTACGGCTTTACGTCTTCGTCTTTTTGCGATTTTCTAACAGAGAATTGTTGGAGTCGGGCGTGCAGCACTTCAAGGTTTCGGTATCGTTGGACTCCGCCGAAGTAGTTTCGGACTATGAACGTTTTGTCAAAGATGTCAAAGCGTCCCAGCACTTGGGAGTTGACAAATTGCATGATGGAGAAAATTTCCTCGGGTTTGCCGTTCTCTATCGGTGTTCCTGTGAGTGCGAATCTGATAGGTATTCTTTTTGCAAGGTCTTTAACTCGTTTAGCTCGTTTAGCCTTGAAGCCCTTGATAGCCGTAGCTTCATCACAAATGATTGCGCTAAATGTAAAACCTTTGATAATTTCCCAGTCATTTACAACCTGTTCGTAGTTCATGATTACGTAGTCGTAATCGGTGTGTATGTCGTATTGTGCGTGTCGTTGTTTCGGGGTTCCGTCAACGACTATGGCCGTAGAGTCACTAAACTTAGTAATTTCTTTTTGCCATTGATATTTCAAACTTGAAAGACAAAGTACTAAGACTGTGTTCTTTACTTGCCCTGCATCCCTCAGTGTTTCTACTGCAGCAATAGTCATGGGGGTTTTACCCAGACCCATTTCGTATGCAACCAAGATGGTTTGCATTTCAACCATCTTTGCTACTGCTTCTTCTTGGTACGGTTTGAGTGTTCCTTTAAACATACGCCTTTTCACCGAGTACTGACGACTTTGCATTGTGGATTCCCCATGCAATCTCGTCATCGGTAAGGTCGCCTGGGTCTTTCTTCCCAGTACTACCATAGTTGAAATACGAGAGGTTTAGGCCGTATTTACGGGCGAACTCTAGCATTTCCTTAGAGGCTTTCTTGCCGGCAGCGTCGTTGTCAAAGGCGGCAATGATTCGGTCAGAGTAACGAAGTAGCCTAACCTGTTCTGTGCTGGGAATAGCGCCACAGATTGCGACGGCGCTCTTGAAACCTGCGCTGAATAGCCGTAGGCAGTCCAACGGAGACTCTACGACTACCACTAGGTCTTCCTGCTGGTTCTGAACCCCGAACAGCGTCTTAGACTTTTGAAGGCCTGTGGGGCGGTTAAAGAAGGTGCGCTGCAGTGTGCCCTTCTCCTGCCAGCCCATCAAATCGTGGAGGTGAGGGTCACGCAAGGGAAGAACCCAGTTAGCCTTCTTGGGGTCCCACAAAACTCCGTATGCCTGAGCTGACTCTGCTGTGATGTTGCGTCCGTCTAAGGCGTCCTGTGGTGGTTCCGTGAATAGCACCAGTCGAGCCTCCGACATTGGCACAGGCTTTGGGTAGGACTCAACGTAGTTAGGCAGTGCCCGAACAATCTCCATGAGCTTCTCTGGAGAAACCTCAATGGTTCCTGCTAGCCAAATTTCTGCGGAACGGTAGTCGTAAACAAAGGTGTCCGCAATCTTGGTGTAGAACTGCATGACATCGCAAACTAAGTGGAGTATGTTCCCCTTGTAGCCACAAGAAAAGCACAGGTGCATTCCCGACTCAAGATTTATCCACCATGACGGGGAGTGGTCTTCTCGCCCCGTGCGGGCAAGGTGGGCGGGACAAAGTGCGTTAGCCTCGTGAGACCGAGTGTCGTACTCCATGCCAAGGTTCTCAAGAACCTCTTCCACATTTATCTGTCGCATTATCGACCAAACGGGCTGCAGAACTTACAACTAACCTGCTTAGACTCGTCATGGAAGCACCCGGTGTCCCAGCGCCATGTAATTGAAGTTTCTGATGGTGGACAGTTACGTGCCTGAACAACCTTCAGCAAACGAATCTCGTCGTCTTCTTCTACCGGCTCTAGGCCAAGAATTACATCGGAGTCCTGGAAGAAGGATGACGAGTATCCGATAGAGTCGGCAGAAACCTTGCCACCTTTCATCTTCCAAAGAAGAGTCTGGGTAGAGATAACGATGGGGATGTTCAGTTTCTGTGCCACACGCTTTAGTCCACGAGTGATGTTAGTCAACGCCTGTGGGGTGTTGGCCTCGCCAGTAACCTGGTCAAGCATCAAGTACACACCGTCAACAAATAGAATGTCTGGGTTCAACTGCTCGGCCTTAGCCATCAAAGCATCGATGGTCAGTCCGTTAACGGCATCCACTAGGTGAAACGGCTTTTCAGTCTTTAGGTCGTCCAGTCGCCTCAGTAGTCGGTCTTCTTCCGCAGCCTGCAGCTTACCCCTACGAAAACGAGCGTTAGAGATGTGGGAACTCAACGACAGGTAACGCTGTGTCTGCTCGTGGTTGTTCATCTCAAACGACTGGAACATCGGCACCAGACCTGCAGCGTGTACGTTCTCCGCCATCTGCAAACAAATCTGCGACTTACCGGTCTTAGGCGGAGCAATAACGGTGACCAACTGACCGCCCTGCAAACCAGCAGTGGCTTCATCAATCTTCTCGAATCCAGTTGGCACACCCAGCAGTTTGCTGTTCTGCACATCCTGATACTGTTCCCAGAACTTGTCTGGGTCAGCCGTCACGTCAACGTGAGTGGTTCCGATGATGCCCTGGTCGTTCACAATGGTGACCGTCTTAGACATCTCGTTAAGAGCACCGTCGTGGTCGTTCATCTCGACCTTAGAGATTACCTGCTCGATACCGTTACGAGTTAGCTGCCGCCTACGGTAGGCGACCATGGTGTCAATCAGGTACTCAATAGCGTCTTCCACGTTTAGTACTTTGAAGTTAGGGAAGTTGTCTACTACCGCTACAACTGTGGGAACCTCACGATAGTTGGCGTAGTGCTCACGAACAAACTTCCACACTCGGCGGAGGTCGTCGTCTACAATCCAGTCGTCTTTGATTCCCCGCTCAAGAACGGGAATGATGTTGCGGTCAGCAATTACTTTACTGACTAAGCGGTATTCGTTATCGTATGCCATGTTTGCCCTCTGTTGTTCTACAAGTTGTTCAGTTCGATTCCAGCGGAACCGTACCTAGCAACTCGTTCTGATAAATCTACTACTCCCTTAAGGTTGGTCCTGTAAGGAAGTTCTCCAATGAAGTCGTTAATGTCGACGTACACCTCGGAATAGTTAAACGGATTTCCTCCACGCCGTTCCAACTTATCCATTATCTTGTCGAGTAGTTCTTCTGTCCATAGCTCGTTTGCAAATCCTGCAAGTTCTACGGACAAACCAAACTTTGTTGAGATGTTCCAAAGGTGTGACAGCGCCTGGTTCTTAAGGCCGCTGAAGATTCTCTCCGGTCCGCTTCGCAATAGTTTGCGAGTGTCTTTGATGTACGACTCAGCGATAACGTCCACCACCACAATGATACGTGGAGATGTCTCGTTGGAGATGTCTCCGTTCAGCACTAGAGAACCTCTACTTCTCCGTGCTTGATTACGAATGCACGCCACTTAGACGGGTCCTTCATTGCGTCAATAGCCTCGTCATCGTCCACATCTTCTGGCACCTGAACAACGTAGTGTCCCTCGCCCTCTTCCATGCGGTTCTTCACAAACTTAATGTGACGGCACTTTGAGCTAACGCTGTATGCCTTGCAGGAACAACGAATCTTATCTTTAAGGTCAGCATCTATTTCAACTTCAGCAACACCTTCATCACTGATAAACATCTGTACTGTTCTCCAGGAAATGTTCATCTCTACTTCTTTCTTCATGCTCGTCTTAGGTCCTCTCCTATAATACGTACTCTGGTAAATGCTTCGT